GGTGTGGTCGGTGAATGAGTACCAGAAACAGTTTGACCTTTTCCTCAAAGTCTTTGTCAGGCTGTGTATTGCGTGGTGGGTGCTTGGGTTTCTTAAATTCCTGCCGGACGATCTGTCTGACAAGATTGTGAACAAAATACTTGGGATGTTTGGACTATGAGTGACGAAAAGCCAGCAGATGTACTAAGCAAGGTGCTGTCCTATGTGGATAGCCCGTTCAAGCTGTTTGCGCTGATACTCATGGCGGTGTTTGCATTTTGTGGGTACTTTGTTTGGCAGAACCAAGAACTGCTAGTGGGCGCGTACAAAGAGTCCAAGAAGATGCCAAGCATTGTTGAGGACAGAGTGGAAGATGCTGCCGCCCACTTGCTTAAAACCACCAACGCCACCGTTGTGGCGGTGTTCAAAGTAAACCCTATGTTTGGAACCAGAGTGCTGTACCGCGCTTACACCAAAGAAGGCCGAGACAAAACCAACGATGGGCTGGATGTAGGCCTGTTTACCCAGAATTCACTTAACAACGCTGATGTAGTCAAGCTGATGGCTAGCGAGATACCTTGTGGCGAATACAAGTCAGCGCAATCCGAGATGGGTTTGTGGTACATCGCCAAAGGGGTTGCATTTACTTGCCGAATCAGTATCCCACCTGATCCAAGCCGGTTTGTTGGCCAAATTACTGTGGGCTGGGATAATGAACCCGCTGACATTCAAGTGACAAGAACCATGATGGAAATTGCGGCAACCATGTTGAGCAAGAGCAAACAGTAAAGGATGACGATGGCACAGTTTGAACCAGCTTTTGAGCTAATGATTAAAGACGAAGGCGGCTACGTTCTCCACGATGTCGAGGGTGATACGGGTGGCATGACCTATGCAGGCATCGCTCGCAACAAAAACCCACAGTGGAACGGCTGGCCTTTGGTAGACCGCAAAGAGTTTGGCGGTGCGTTAACTGGCATGGTGCGAGAGTTCTACCGCGCTGAATTCTGGGACAAGATGCGCGGCAATGAGATCACCAACCAAGAGGTGGCCAATACCATCTTTAACTTTGGTGTAAACGCGGGCATGGGCATGGCGGTTAAGTTGGCGCAAATTGTAGTTGGCGCTACGCCAGACGGCGGTATTGGCGCTAAGACCGTTGAGAAGCTTAACCAAATCACAGATGGCCAGCGGTTTAAAGAGTCCTATGCTTTGGCAAAGATTGCCCGTTACGCTGAAATTTGCAACAAAAACAGAACCCAGTCCAAGTTTCTGCTTGGCTGGATCAACCGAACAATGAAAGGTCTAGCATGAGTTTGCTTGGCGTTGGATCAATTATTGAAGCTGTCGGCAAGGTCGCGGGTGACCTGATTACAACCGATAAAGAAAAGATGCAGATGGAGGTTGAGCAGCGTAAGCTTGATCTTGAAGAAAAACGTATTGACCAAGCTACTGACCTAGCGCAGATTGAGGTCAACAAGATCGAAGCGGCATCATCCAGTGTGTTTGTTTCAGGCTGGAGGCCAGCGATTGGGTGGATTGGTGTGGCGGCTATGGGTTACCAGTTTCTGCTGTATCCACTGTTTCAGTGGGCATGGAAATACTTACAAGCTATGGGTTGGGTTCCTGTCGGTATGGATCCCCCGCCGGTACTAGACGCAGACCAACTTTGGGTGATATTATCAGGCATCTTGGGCATTGCCGGTATGCGTTCTTTTGAGAAGACCAAAGGCGTTGCCAGTAAATAAAGGTAGCCCATGCCACTACAAAAAATCATGTTTAAGCCGGGCGTTAACCGGGAGAACACACGGTACACCACCGAAGGTGGTTGGTATGATTGCGACAAAGTTCGGTTCCGTCAAGGCACACCAGAGAAGATTGGCGGCTGGGTTCGTATTTCTGCAACGACATTCTTGGGCGTATGCCGCTCGCTTTGGAATTGGGTAACGCTTGGTAGCCAGAACCTTTTGGGCGTGGGCACACACCTTAAGTTTTACATTGAGAATGGCGGGGCGTACAACGACATCACCCCCTTGCGTAAAGCCCCAGCAACGCTTGTTAACAACCCATTTGCTACCACATCAGGCTCTACCACAGTAGTTGTAACGGATGCTACGGGCGGGTTTACCAACGGCGCTTTTGTGACTTTCAGTGGTGCAACGGCTGTGGGCGGCTTGACCCTTAATGGTGAATATCAACTTTCAACGATTGGCGTAAGTACTTCTACATACAACATCACGGCATCCTCTGCGGCTAATGCAACTACTACGGGTGGGGGCGCGGCTGTTGTAGCTGCATATCAAGTCAATCCCGGCCCTGAGTATGCCGTGCCGCTTACTGGCTGGGGCGCTGGCTCTTGGGGTTCAGGCACATGGGGCCTTGGCTCTACATCTGTGGATGCACTGCGTATCTGGAACCAAAGCAACTTTGGTCAGAACTTGATCTTTGGCCCTCGCGGTGAAGAGATTTACTACTGGGATGCCAACACCAGCCTGACAACCCGTGGCGTGTTGCTTTCTTCTCTTGCTGGTGCATCTGATGTTCCGTTACATCAAAACTTCTTGCTGGTCTCAGACACCAGCCGCTTTGTACTTGTCTTTGGCACAAACGAAATTGGCGACACGATCCTTGACCCGATGCTGATTCGTTGGTCTGACCAAGAAGATGCGGTGCAGTGGACACCCTCAATTACCAACCAAGCAGGTAGTGTTCGTCTCTCGCACGGCTCACGCATCGTAACAGCTTTGCAGTCTCGTCAAGAGATTTTGGTTTGGACAGACTCTTCTTTGTACTCCCTTCAATACCTTGGGCCTCCTTTTGTGTGGGGTTCCCAGCTTCTCGCCGACAGTATCTCAATCGTAGGCCCCAGCGCTGCCGCAATTGCTTCGGGTGTCACGTACTGGATGGGCGTAGATAAGTTTTACAAATACGATGGCCGTGTGCAGACACTGCGCTGTGATCTGCGGCAGTATATTTTTAGCGACATCAACTCGGCTCAGTACGAGCAGGTGTTTGCAAGTACCAACGAAGGCTTCAATGAGGTCTGGTGGTTTTACTGCTCTAGTAATTCGAATGCTGTAGACAAGTACGTTGCGTACAACTACGCAGAAGACATCTGGTACTACGGCACGATGGCGCGTACGGCTTGGCTTGATTCTGGGCTTCGCAACTACCCACTTGCTGCTACGTACAACTACAACGTGGTGAACCATGAACAAGGCGTAGACGATAACGCTACTGGCACTGCTTTGCCAATTGAGGCGTACATTAGCTCTTCACAGTTTGATATTGGTGACGGCCACAACTTTGGCTTTGTCTGGCGTGTTCTGCCAGACATTACGTTCCGTGGTTCTACAGCCACAAGCCCACAGGCTACAATGTACTTACAACCTTTGCAGAACTCAGGCTCTGGGTATAACAATCCACAATCGGTTGCGGGTAGTAATAGCGGCGTGGTAACACGCACAGCGGTCATTCCGGTAGAAGAGTTTACTGGGCAGATCAACACCCGTGTACGTGGCCGTCAGATGGCGTTTAAGATTGACTCTACTGCGCTTGGCGTAACGTGGCAGTTGGGCGCTCCTCGTATAGACATTAGGCCTGATGGCCGAAGGGGTGGCTGATGTCTTTGATTGTCACATCCGAGTACGAACTTAATCGAGTTGTTGCACCGCGCTTGCCGATTGCCACAAATCAGTACGACCCAAACTATCTTAATGAACTGAACAACATCCTGCGTCTGTACTTTAACCAGCTTGACAACATCCTTGGGCAGTTAAGAACAGGGTCTGGCGTTATTGATGGTTCTGGCTTGCGCGTACCTTACGGGGCGTTTTCAAGCGATCAAGATCAGACAACGACAGCAAACACTGAGACGTTGATGACGCTGAACACCACAGACTTTTCTAATAACGTGGGTTTGGACATCGGTTCTAAGATCAAAGTTACTGTGCCGGGCATATACAACTTGCAGTTCAGTACACAGTTTCAAAACACCGACAATCAAATCCAAGACATGAGCATTTGGCTCAAGCAAAACAATGTAGCCATTCCGGGCTCGACAGGCTTTATTTCTATCCCCGCCCATAAGAGTGCGTCTGCTGGCGACGAAGCCCATGAGATTATTGGCTGGAA